GTGTCGAATGAGTATTAAAAAACCTACCCCCCTTTGAAGAATTGCAACTAACGCACAATGTTTGCAGATTCCAGTCCTCATCACTACCCCCTGCCATGCGTGGCACTATGTGATCAACACTATTGCCGTCCATGCCGCACTGCTGGCACGTGTGCCCGTCTCTATTGAGTATGCGCTCGCGTATCTTGCGCCATTGTGATGTTGAGCCATTGTCTTTCAGTGCGCTGCTCATTAGTAGTACCCATTCGCCTGGTGGAACGCCCATGCCTTGCATGGTGTTTGATAACGAATTGTGACATAGCGAATGGTTGCGTCTATCTGTCTGAATGGGTCAAGGTCACGGTAATGCTTCGACCGCATTTGACCCAACCCAAAATGTGACCCGTTCCGCGCAATGTATGACCACCGACTTTCCTTAGTTATGATCTTATTGAAACACTGGAATTCTTTATAGTCCAATAGCCTTGAATGTGCATACAGTTTCAAATGGTCAATTGAGTAATTAGCTGCATTGGCATTGTGTATCAGCCCTGTCGAAGTAACCGCCAAAATGGCAATACCCGCCCCATAACGCTTTCTGCGCTTCAGCGAACTAACCGCACAGGCGGTTCGCTTCTCGCGAAGAAATCGTATCGCGTCTGTCAAATGTTTGATAACTTTACGCATGGCGTTGGGCGTGTCCCACAGGCTTTTTGCACCTGTGTATAACTTCTGTGGATAACTATTCATTGATGACCCCAGCCCTCACCCTTGAATGAAATTCCAAAAGTTGAGTAGACTCGACTCATGTTTGCCCCGCAGCAGATTGGTTCGCGTTCTTCGTGGATTGATTTATCCACTTCAACACTGATTTGGCACACCTGGCATTTAAATTCATAGATCGGCATTTTGTGTCCCAATCTGTGCAACTGTCATAGAACTGCACACCGTACATTGAATCGTTTCGACCCCTGGTGGAAGTAAATCCGTGATTCGCACAATTAGCTGCGTCGTTTTCCGTTTGCATAATCGGCACTCAAATTGCAGTTTGTCCATAAGTTGATTTCCTCAAATTCTCAATAGGTTGCAGATTGATTTGCGTGACCCACCAATTTGGTTGCTTTGAATGGCGGTAACGCGGCTTTTTAGCCATTGCAATGGGAATCCAGCCTGCAATGAAGTAATGCGGTGATTTGCCAGTCACCAGCACTGCAATGTCTGTTGTGCGGTCGTATTCGTGAACAATCAATTGTCCGGCAACGTATTTTGTCCACTTGACTTCAATGCCATTGCCGACGTCGGCTTTGACTTTGTATTTTGGCTCATGTGGGTCATAGGCAACACCCAGGTATTTCGCAACAATCCATTCACTGCCAATGGTTTCAGCCCATTCAGCAATGTAATCGAAAAACCCAATTTCCGTGTTGTACCGTGCAGCGTCATTTGGCTGGTTGCTGCCGTCGATTGAGAACTGAATTGCAGCCTTCAAACATTCGATTTCTTCAGCCCGTGTTAGCTGCATTTTCACCTGCAACCACCGCAAAACCACATAAGTTTTTCGCCACGTTGCCCACGCTGGTAGCCAAATTCGTCAGCCTTAGCCAACATTGAGCATTTGTCGCATTGTTCCATTTTGTATTCAGCGACAACTTCACCGTTTTTCAACAATTTGCAAATGCGCGTTTGCGGATTTATCAATTCGATAAATTCGCTCATAGTTGTGGTTTCCATGTTCCGTCGCTGGTAAATACGTACCAAACAGGGTCGCACTGATCAGGCTTGCGTCCAACGCATGAATAATTAGCCCAATCTTTACCCGTTTTGGCACTTGTACCAGTACGCCAAACGCGGTGCCCGTGACGGCATTGCGGTGCTTCAGCAACCAATTCGCCACCTAATTGTTTTTTGATTTCGTCCATTGATGAACCCAATGACGGAATTCCAGCCTGCTCAGCCTCTTCAGCGGTTTTGTGACTTGGGACGTCTCCAAATTTGGTTGTCCAATAGTCATAATCCTTTTCAGCGTTCGCAATTTTGGCTGGTGTATTTTCGATCTGTTCCATGACTTCCCGCACGGTGCGTTCAGCCCCACCCATAACAAGTTGCTGAACCCTCATAATTGCTGAAGTTGTCGTGTCCTCTACAAACCAACGTTTCATGTTTGGTTGGTATGCCGCCTGGTAGCCGTAAGCGTAATCAATGCCCGCTGGCAAAATGTCGTCATGATTTCTAAACGCTTTTGCTTCAACTAAGACATAACCTTTTTCTGCACTGAATTCGACGATTCGCGTTTCAATTCTTCCCAATGGGAAACTGCTCAACCAGCGTTCCAGTCTTTCGCGTGACGCCTCGTAATTGTCCAGGAATCCCATTATTTAACCGCCTTATTTGCAATGTGACGAACCATTGCCTTACGGCGTGCAATGCCTTCACGCTTGCCCTCTTTGAATCCTTTTGCGTAACCTGCCGCAGCTGAAATAACCATAAGAATGATTGCCAGCACCAAACGACCCAATGTTTCAGGGTCTAATAGATCAAGTACCATTTTGATTTCTCCCGAATCTAGGCGATAACTGTTACCACCTGGAATCAGGGTGACGCATGAATGGCGCGCCGTCAAGAACCTTGCGTGTTTGTCGGCGTGTCACCTGGTTTTGACTTAGATTTCAACCCATTGCCAGCGAGTACGCCACCCAGGGAACCAGTCAAGAAAATTGCCAGGGTTTTTAGTAAATCAATAAATGCCGCGTCGTTGGGTGCTTGCGCGCCAATTGGTTGTGTCACAAAAATGAGCGCATAAGTTATGCCAATCGTGACGATAAGAAAAACCATTGCCAGCGTTGTGCCAATTATCAAAATCAGCTGCGCGTGGATTTCTTCGGGTGATTTACGGCGTGCTGGTTTGTCCCGATTCAATTCCAAGTATGTCGTCAGTGCATGTTCCAGTCGGGACGCATTGCGGTTTCTGACATTCGGCTTTTGCCCAGTTGTCGAATTCTTGGCACTCATAACGTATCCAACCCTGATAACCGCAAGCGGTAAGCAGTAACCCGCACGTGAGGGCTACTGCTACCGCCGTTGGCTTCCGAGTCATTTCCCCGTAGACCCGAAACTTTTGTCATTTGGATTCAACCAACGCAAGACAACTGGTGCAACTGCGGCAATGCCACCCATTGCAAGGGTCTCAGGGTCGGTTACGCCCGCCATGTATAAAGCGAGCGCGGCTGCCATAAATGAGCGCGCCCATGACGCGGCTACGGCTTTGGCTTGTTCCATTTTTTTGCCTCTTTCTTTAGTTTGTCTCCCGAAGTTGGAACGGCAATCGTTGGAAATTCGCCCTTGTATGGGACAAATTTTGGAATTCCAAAACCAACGATTTCCTTGCTTTCACCGTACGAACGCACTTTAACCATAACCATTCCGCCATTGCGTTGGTCGCCTGTCCCGCTAGTGTTGCCTTCGATAGTGACGCAAGTTTTTGAATCGATCAAGCCCACAACAATTCCAATGTGTGAAATACGATCAACGCCGTCGTGTGGAAAATCCATAAATGCCAAATAGCCCAATTGTGGCATGGTTGACCAACGTTGAATTTCCTTAAATTTGTGTGCGCCTTGCGCCGTGCCGACAACTGAATGAATCTTGACGCCTGCCTGCGCTGCACACCAATTGACAAAACTGCCGCACCAAGGCAAACCGTCAGCCTTTGTAAATTTGCCGTATTTCGTCAGGTTATCGCCTTCCTCAACCGTTCCAATTTCAGCTGCGGCGACTTCAATCAACCTGGCATTTGTTCCGTCAGGATAAGTCATGACAACAATGCTTCTAATTCTTCAGCGGTCAATCCCAATTTGGAAAGAATAGCCGCACGCGCTTGCGCTTTTGCGGTCGCTTCAGTCTCTTGCGCAATTCTTTCCGTTTCCGCGTTTGCTAACTTTTGTGAGTCCGCCGCAATTTCAGCCGTCGTCATTTCACGTTCGATAACTTCGCCTGTTTCCACGTTATGAATTGTGATCATTTTTTTCATTATTTCACCCCGTATAGTACGTATGAACCAGCACTGAATTGGCTGCCTGCAAAATCGATTCGGTCGATTGCTGAAGTAGTATCTAAAAACAAATTGCCCATGTGCGTTGTTGCTGCCTGGCTGACGTTTGCGTATTGCACGCCTTCAACTGTTCCGTATTTTCTGGAAGATGTGCTTGCATAATTTTTCAATGTAATAATTGTTACATTGCCGTTTGAACCGGTCCATGCAGTAAATGGGCAAATCCACAATGACGTCGAATTGCTTGCTATTTGTGCAACACCTGTGCCAGCGGTTGCGTTTGCCCATGTTTGTACCAATGCGTAAGCGGTGTTTGAACTTATGTTGTCAAGTGTGAAAACAGGTCTCAATGCGCTGGCAACTTGCCAATTTTCTAATACCAAAACAAGATCACGATAAGTAGCGTTAATACCTGTTATCGCTAAAGCACCTGAACCCAATGAACCGCTTGCCAATGATGTATAAGCACCACTGCTAACCGTTGACCATGCCAAACCTGTCGCAGCACTTGAATCAGCAACCAAAAGTTGACCGTTTGTGCCAACTGCTAATCTTGCAAATGCGTCAGCACCCGTACCCGCTACTAAATCACCTTTTGCGTCAATTGCGGTTGCCATTGAATTAGTGATTGTGACGTCACCTGATGTTCCACCGCCTGAAATACCAACACCAGCGGTGACGGCGGTAATGTCTGCCGCACTAGGCGCAGTCCACGCGGGTACGCCCGCCGAAACTGTCAACACTTGTCCATTTGTACCGATTGGCAAACGGGTGTTTGTGTTTGCCGTTGCTGAAGAATAAGCAAGATCACCCAACGTCGTGCCTGGTTGCAATGCCTTCAATCGCGTGTCAACGCCCTGCAATGCGACGTCAAAATCAGCTGGTAGGTCAGTCACCAAGTCAGTCGACGTTGGTAAAACGAACCCATAATTGGTCGTTGGATTTGCCATGTTTTCCCCTTTTCTACGCCACTATTGTGGCAGATTCCCACGTCAATGTCGGCGACACGGTGTTCCATTTTTCCGTGATTGGGACGTCGTCCCATGCCATTGCCTGCAATGAGTAAGCAAGCGGCGAAAGCAAAACCGTCAGGCTTAATTGGTTGTAACTTGCAGAAAATGACCAGCCTTCAACAAACCCCTGAAATGCCCCTGACGTCATGTTCAACGGCAAATTGCTTATGTGCAACGGTTGACCCATAAAAACGTTAAGCAACGCGTCACGGTCGGCATTGTCGATTTCGGGATTTGTTAGGTCAAACGTAATTGCCTTAAAAATTGGCTGCGGTTGAGCGCGTAGGGTCAAATAGAAATTTGCCTGTGCGGTTGCGTCAGTCCCGTTGTGTAACGTGGTTTCGATAATTTGTGCCAATGTGCCAAATGTGGCGATTGAGTCGGCGTCGGTCGCTGAATGTTCACTGGAACTGGTTGCGCCGTATTTGATCGTCACTGAATTTCGAACGTCACCCGCACGCGTCTCAATCTTCAACCCACGGGCGCGTGCATGATTGGCGTCAATGTCAACATAACCGTTTGCAGCTAAATAAGTTGCGCGGTGCGTACTGTCGGCGTACCCGATTGCCCCTGTTGGTGATTCGTACAAATAGCCCAAACCTGAAGTTGCTAAACCAGCAACCAATGTATAAACATCGATTCGATCACTTGAACGCGCTGCCAATTCGTAATTGCCAGGACGGTCAATTTCGCCTAGACCATTGTTTTCGGCGTTTGCCCACGTTGTTGTTGGGTTGTATCCGCCCCAGGTCAATGAGCCTGCAACCTGCGCCCAACTGTTGTATAAAACGCCGCTTAAAATGTCCCAAATCTGATCGCCTTCAAAATCTTTTGACAAAACACCGTTGGTTAAGATTTTTGGCAAACGCGCCAATGCACCCAGGGCAGTAATTGAATAAGTTTGCGTGAACATGGTTGAACCTACGTCACGGACTTCTAAACCAATGTCCACAACATTGCCGCCAAAAATTGGCACAAATGTTGCTGAAGTATCTTTAATTTGAACCGAAATAGTCGAATTGACCGAAACTGGGATTGCGCTTTGATTCACGTCAATCAGTTGAAGATTGACATAACCAGCCTGTGCCTGCTCATAAATGTTCGTGCGACCGCTAGTGATTGAAAGATTTGCCAAAACCGCCGTTGTGTATTCAACGCCGTCAATTTCAACTTTCCAAACGGGCGACCATTGCGTCATGCGATTTGTAGGCTTCCTGCGCCGTTTGTGCCGCGGTAATAACTGTCATTTAAAGTTTCAACAATTGTTCGCGCAGTACCTTCAGAATCAATTGCGCCATTGACCGTCAAGTTAATAGTTGTCGGCATTGAAGCGGCTTCAGCTGCTCTAAATGAACCAGCATTAAATGAACCCGTAACAATGTTTGAGGCTGCCTCTGCCGCGGTTGCAGCAACTTTTGAAGCGGTAACAACGCCACCGCCACCACCGCCGCCGCTGCCTGTCGTGCCACCGGTGATTTTTGTGCTTCCACCAGTGATAACCCCTGACGTGTCTACTTTTGGAACGACCAACGTACCAGCAAATGATTGCCCGCCTGGTGTTGTACCGCTAAAACCTGGTGTGCCAACGGTTGCACCAATTTTGCCCAATGTTGGAATGTCTGTGCCTGGCTTAATTAAATTTAAACCACGAATGACAATGTTGATTCCGTCAATGGCAGTGTTAAGGATTGGCGCAATTGCGCCTGCAACCTTTCCAATCAGATCAAGCACAACCGAAGCAACCCCGCCAATCACCTTAATAACCCCGCCTAAAACCGTGCCTAAAACTGGCGCAACCGTTTTGATAACTTCAGCAAATGATTGAAATTCAGTTTTATTGCCAGCAATTGCAGTTTTGATAAATCCAAACGCGGTGACAAAGCCTTCCCATACTGGTTTTGCAACTTTTTCTAATGTGTCAACGACTGTCGTAATTCCTTGATTCAAACCGCTTTCCTTATCGGTAAATGCGCCAACAACTTTCAAAACGGCTGGCAGTGCGGTTTCACTCAAAAATGTAATAAATGTTTGAATCACTGGCAACAAGGCAACGCCTAAAGATTCTTTTGCTTCGTCAAAACCAACTTTTAATTTGTCAATTTGTCCCTGATAAGTACCCGCTGCCGTTGCAGCCGCACCGCTAAATTGAGTGTTTAATTCTCCAACAATTGTGTTGAAATCTTTACCCTTTAATTCAGCTGCCCCGTAGCCAACGCCTAATTTACCCAGGGCAGTCGTGTTTCCTTCATAGGCTTTTGCCAATGCGTTTGTGACTGTCTCCAGCGGTTTGCCTGTCGCCGCACTAACGTCCAATGCAGTGTTGAGCAATGCTTGTGCGTCTTTAGTGCTATTCGTCGCTAAAACCAAACGTCCCAATGCTGGACGCAATTGATCGTCAGCAACACCAGTTGCCAATGATGTTTTTAAAATCTGTTGTTCAACGGCAGCGATTTGAGCATTTGTAGCACCCGTGGCAGCCGTAATTGCGGTTGCCAATTGTGTTTGTGCTTTTTCGTCAGCAATTGCCGCGGTGACGGCTTCAGTGCCAATTTTGACTGCGTACGCGCCCGCAGCTGCGGCAGCGGCAACAAACGCCGCACCAACAACTGCGCCAACTTTGCCGACCTTATCCCCAAAACTGTCAACGTCTTTGTTTGCAGTTGTTAATGATTTCGATAAATCGGCTACGTCACCGAGAATCGTCAGTTTGAGCGTGCGTGAACCTGCCATTTTATGTGTATTTCTTCGCTATGTCGGCGAACGCGGTTTCCCATTTTTTAATGATTTCAGGTTGCACGCTTCTCAATGTTGGATAGATAAACCAACCACGTGAACCCTTACCCTCGCGCCCTGACCACACTGGAAATTGCTTATACTTATTTGAACCGAATTCAGCCCCGCCCCATAAGTCTTGGGTTGTTCCGCCACCTGAAAACTTTTGGCGTGCAAAACCATAACTGATTTCACCAAACTTTGATGTTTTGGAAACCTTACCGCCTGAAGCAATGCGGGTTGCAACTTTCGGAATTGCCCGCGTTTGACTTGCCGCTTCACCAATTTTGGTGTTGACAAAATCTGCCAATTTGTTGGAAGTCTCTTTTGTTTGTGTCAACGCTTCGTCGTCCATTGCTTTGAAAGATTTGGCAATGGCTGACAATTCGGCTTTGTCATAGGTAATGCCTGGCTTACTTGCCATTTTCCCGCCTCTCCAAAATTTCAATGACTGTCAAAATGTCTTCGGCACTTTCAAATTCGCTGGGCGGTAGCCCCGTTGCCAGGGCTACTTCCCAAACAATTCGGCTTAGGCTTCCGACTGGGTGACTTTTGGGTTTGCTTCACCGACGATCACTTCAGAAATGGTCTCAGTCCAAATTTCGATTGGCTTGATTGGCTTGCCTGCTGATTCACGCTTCATGGCGTGATAAGCAAGAAAAACCAAATCAGCAATTCCGATTTTGTCCTGGGCATTTGAAATGGTGTTGCCTGTGTGCTTTTCCCACTTAACCCACTCAGGCGGTGCGGCAACATAAGTTGCCTGCACGCCGTCGTTGTATTCAATTGTGATTGGTAATTTCATTTTGTCTCCCGATTGTTAGATTTTAGCTAAATGTCTCAGTCACGTTGCCGACGACAACGAATGACATTGAAACGGTTTGTGCGTCTGGTGCTGCACCGCCGACGCTTGGATAGATTGGCATAACTGTGAATGTAAATACCGCGCCACTCACTGCCGTCAATGATACTGCCAACGCCGTGTTTGGTGCTGATTCTGACGCCGTCCACAATGCTTCACATAGTGAACCAGTCGCGCCCCAGTCAGCAAGCATTTCAAGGTCAAATGTCCACTGATCGTCAATGCGCTTGTAAGCCTTGCCGTCAAGTGTTTGATAAGTCTCGATTGTTGGTGAATTGCTAAGCGTCGCACTGGTCGCCTGTGCGTCGTAGTTAACGGTCGCGATCGTCAAGACAATGTCGCGACCCGTGATGATCGTTGTTGGCACGTTATTCCCCTTTTTATGTTGTTTGTGTGTAGTACGTTGAAACGTTGATGTCCGCCACCAGCATGGGCGACTGCCCAACTTCTAACACTGTTGGTTTTTCAACTACGCCCACAACGTATCCTGCGGGCATTGCCGCAAGAATTCCTATGATTAGTTTTTCCAGATTGTCTAGCGAACCTGCGTTGCTATTCGAAGCAACAATGGCAGAAATAGCAAAATTTAACTTGACCTGTGTTTTTGCCTTACCCAGCAAAACAATTTCCATGTACGGCGTCGACGGAACGACCACTATTGCGGGCGGCAACGGCGACTCTGGAACGCTTGAATAAATGTTGGCTGCTAAACCGCTGAACGCATTTGCTAGGGCTGCGCGGGTTTCAGCAATTGAATTGGCTGGCACTATTGCACGACCGTTTCAACGTCAAGATACGGCATAAGCAACGTGGACACGCGATTCGTCAAACTGCGTCCCATTCGGTACGGCGTGGAAGCAAAATCGACGCCCTGGATTTCTCCACCAGCTGCAATTCGTGATTGAAAAACTTCCGTGCAAACCGCAAGAATCGCAGACTCAATTGCGGGTGTGTTTGCATAAATGTCGGCTGCTGAATAGCCCGAAAGTGTTGCCGTGCCCATTGGGATTATTTCGCGCAATGTTACATTCGCGTTGGTGATTGCGGCAGTGAAATGGTATTCATGAACGTCAACGACTGTGACGGTTGCTGAAAATGGTGCTGGCAAACCTGCCACGATTACCGATTGACCAGCAACAAAATGGTGAGCGCGTTGCGTGTAATACGTCGCCACGTTTGATTCTAATTTGTAAGCGTTAACCGCTGAAGTATTTGCAACCAGCATTGGCAAAATCACGGCTTCGCTGGTGTTGATTATTTCGTCCAAATAACTGTCACTGTATAAGGAAACGGACACGCCAAGCACCGTGCGCAATTGGCTTGCAGTAACAATGACTGGCATGTCCGTTCCTTTCGATCTGCTGCGCTACGTTCGGGAGTGACCGTAGCGCATGATTAGTTTGTCCGAATTACTGCTTGTTATTCTTAAACGCGCCTGCTGCAATCTTTGTCGCAACTGCACCGAATGAATAAACACCAACGGTGATTGAACCGTCAGCAGTTGATTCAGCACGCAACTGGTATGAAGTTCCCTCATACCATGTGTATGCGTCAGGGTTAACGACTAGCAATGTGCCGTCGCCGTCGCCTGCATTTGTTGGGTCAACGTATAGGTTCAAGCCCGCGACGTTTCCAGTTAGTGATGTTGGCACTGCAACACCAGGTTGATTCATTGGGTTTGAAACCGCTGAATAAATTGGACGACCTGCGTCGTTCAATGTCATTAGGTTTGCCCACTGACCTGTTGAAGCGATCAAGTTACGTGCAAATGGATTTGCAAGTCCAGCAGTTGCGCCGTAAACGCTTGCTGCACCGCGTGAAATGATTCCTAGCAATTCGGTTGCAGTTGGGTATGTTGTTGTTGTTGTTCCGTCAGCAGTTGCGCCTGAAATTAGTTGTGCATTGACATAAGCATTTTGCGCCTTAGCCATTGCCGCGACCATGTTGCGTAGAAGTTCGTCATAGAATAATGGGCTAGTTCTGGTCAATAATTCTACGGAAAATTTTTGCTGACCCGCAAATTTCTTAACGTCCACGCTCAAAAACGCTGAATTTTGGTCAGTATCAGAAAACGCTGCGTCTTCGGCTGTAACTGCAACTGTTGGCGCAGCAGTAATCTTTGGAATTTCAAAAGTCATTCCAGCGTCAGGCAATGCACCGCGAGAAATAGCGTCAATGCTTGGGCGAATTGTTGTTGATAGTCCGTTGATGACTTCAGTCAACTGACGTGTTGGCACAAGTCCAGCATTGTCAGTTGTGTTGTCAGCTGCAAGAACGTATTGACGTGCTGACTCATCACCAGTTGCAGCAAGAACCTTATTCTCTAGGTACTTTGCAGCAGTGATTTCAATGCGTGGTGTTGCCTTCCAGCCGCCCACGTTATTTGATTGTGCGGTCACTGACTTTGCGGCTTCTACCGTCTCGACGGTTTCCGCGTTTGTGACGGTGTTGTCCACTTCGTCTCCTTCTGTTGTTGGTGTGACTTCGGGTTCGATTGTCGAATCCGAAATTTCTTCTTCGGTTGCTGCGACTGACTCAACGCGTGCAGATCGAATTGCTGGCTCTGACGTCAATGCAACGCCTGTCAATTCTCCCGCCAAAATGCGCACTGTGCCGTCTTTTAGTGTTTCGTATTCATCAAATGAAACTTCAACGCTGAATCCGTCTCTCATTCCAGTGCTTGCTTCGACCAAACTGTCATTGCCTGCGGTTGTTTCAACAATTTTAAAAACGGCCTCAATACCTGAATCATCTGAAGTCATGCTTAAAGTAGACCCGATTCTGCGGGTTCTGTCATGCTCTAAATTAAGCAAAACGGGCGTTGGTTCGATTGAACCTTTTGCAAATTGCACTTTACCAATTGAAGCATTGCCAGTTTCTTCGAATGTAACAATGCGTCCAGTAATTGTTCGGCGATTAGAATCTGCCGCCGTAATTTGCATTGGTGTGATTACTTTTTTCATAGCAGCATGTCTTCTTCCTCGCGTATTTCTTCGACCGACATTGCGCCGATACGATTTAAGATTTCATAAACTTGCGCGCGTTCGTAAGGATTGCCACGCAAGAAATCATCAAGATCGAACATGACTTTATTGCCCGCTGGAGTAAAGTCCGGAAATGACAAACGTTGTTCAATAATGGACATGTAATTTCTGAACGCGAAATCTACAAGGTCGCGCCTCTTGTCTAAAGCATTGGAGTACGTAAAACTGGATTGCTGCGAATCAGTAAAGTACGCTGGCAAACCGCATGCACGTGATAATTCAAGCGCGACGTAATTGCGCGCTTCATTTAGCTGCAAATTCTTCGGGTCATAACCAATTGTTTCAAGCGTTACGTCAGCATTGAGAAATGCGGTCGAACGATTAGCGCGAGCAGTGCGCCATGATGTCAACAACTTTGAAATGCGATCTGCTGGTAATGATGTGCCATTTGATTTCAAAACCATTTGTGGAATTGGTTCATTTGCAAAATTCATTGCCGCACGTTCCAGGGACGCCGCTGCCTTGATCGTGCGACCTGCGCGGCTTAGCAAACCTTCCTGCGTGCCGTTGAAAACAACTAAATTTGCTGGGTCAACATACGCACCGTCAATTGCATACGACGCGATTTCATAACCCATTCCGTTTGTCGTAATTGTTACGCGCTCAGGTGCAATTCTTTCCATTGCGCGGATTTTGCCCGTATCGGCGTAACGTTCCATAACATACGCATAAGCGGTTGGAAAGAAAAACAAATCTGAAATAATCCATGACCAAAATGTTGAACCTGGGATTCGTGGGTCAGGCTGATTGATGACGCGCGGCTGGGTGACTTTTTCGCCTGTTGCTTCATTGCGTGTGTGCATAGGTAATGACGCAATTGTTTGAATAATGCCTAAAGCACGCGCGCATGTTGGCACGCTCATTGCTTCCGCACGTGAAGCAGTTACTATCCCGCCGAATAAGAATAAATTTCCAATTTCGGAGTAATACGGCGCGATAGCAGCTGCGTCGACGTTGCTGGCTTCAACTGGAACGGCAGTCTCAGCCTTGCGCGTAAATAGATCAAAATAACCCATGCCCAAATTGTGTCAGGCTTATACGATCAACCCACCATGATGTCAAGATCATTCTCTGGGCGTGTCGCAAAATGTGTCACGAGCGCGGTTGCCACACTGCCGCAAACGACCGCCTGTGACGCACGCCTACCGATAACCCACCCGCCGTCACCGCGACGCAATTGCACGGCAGACAACATTTCTTCAGTCAACTGGGATTGTCCACGGTGTTTCAACCGCCCCGAATTGATTGCGCTCAGCATTTCGTCGCACGCCTGTGGATAAGCCCCGTCCATGTCGAAAATTGGAATTCCAGCGGGGGCGAGCCTTGCGGCAACCGCACCCGACGTTTTCCGTGAGTAAAGCACGTATTCGGTTGGATACCTGCGCGCGTAATCTGCCAGGTCGTTGGCAATTGCTTTGTCGTCCAACTGCAATTCATTCGACCAGGTATGTAGCAATTTGACCACAAACGTTTCGTTGCCCAATTTTTGCGCCCCGACCAAACTTGCGTGTTTTCTATCGGGCGAAAGATCGATTGCGAGCCATGTCAATTTGTCAGGGTCAAGGTCTACGGTTTTATCCAGGCAATTGCCCCAACTAGCTGCGTCGACGGCTGAAGAAATCGCCACGACCCAACGGCACAATACTTCCGTCATAACGACGTCAGGCGGGTCATTCAAAACTGACTTTATGTTGTCAGGGTGAATCGTAATTCCCATTGCTGGGTTTGCGTGGCGTGCGTTTTCCACGCTGATTTCGTCGGTTGGTGCTGACCATTCGAAATAGCCAATTTCGTCATTCGCCCCAGCAATACGAGCCAACGCGCGGTTTCTAAAATCGTTCAGCACAACACTTGAATGGTCGCCTGCGTTTGTGTACGCCATAACCAACGGATTTTGCGCAGCCATAAGGGTGTACCGCAATGAAGCAAAACTTTCAATGTCGGTCATTTCGCGCAATTCGTCCAGGTGAATGGTGGACGGTCTACTGACGCCGCGAGCAGCCGAACCGCCCGCACGGACAATAAACCGATTTCCTGACATTGTTTCGATTTCCTCACCGCCATGTTGCCAGCGGATTTTCTTGACCTGTTTTGCCAGGTTGTCGCTGCCTTCAATGATCTGAACCATTGATCGAAACTGCTCTAGTGATGTGGACAAACGGTGCGCCGACCCAATTTGCAACGGTTCGTCCCATAGAAATAAACCACCCAAAATTCTGATTTGTTGCAAAAAGGATTTACCGTTTTGGCGGGCTACGACAATGCAATTGATCGGTGAAGCCCAGCGTCCGTCAGGCTTGACCTTGTGCGTGTGTTCAAGCGCGAATTTCTGCCACGGCATAAGGTCGATTTTCAAATCAGCTGCCAAATCAATCAATTCAAACCCGCGTGAGGGCAAATCGTTCAGTGGCGTGTGGATTCTAGGCGTAGAAACGCCCAAAAGTGGTTCTGTGTCTCTACCCAAAACCGTTTGAAGCCCGTTTAAACCTGTTTGGGTCGGTTGGTGACCTTCTATGACCTTCTCAGTCATTTTCGTGGCTTTTCGAGTCGTTTGGCGGGGAAACTAAACCAG